TAATAACTTACCAGAACCTATAGACAACATTGGAACTTTAGTAATAGGATCATTTCCAAAATTAAATAACGAAGGTGTTACTGGTTTAGAAATAGCTAATGGTTTGTAACCTTTGAAAGTTTCATAATCATCATGTTGTTCTGCTGTTAAAATTTCAGGCTTATCAGATAATCCTACCCAGCTTAACATACGATCCCAAATACCGAATTCAGGATTAGGGTATGTAGATTGGTCTAATACTTCTACGCCTGATAGCATTGGTGCTATCATATCCTTGCCCCAGTCGCTTACTAACTTGCCATTTAAGGATTTTGCAAGACTTGAAAAATCAATATTCTCTAATAACGCACTTGTTGTAGTACTATCTAGTACATTATCTGGCGCTAAATCATCAATGATCTTATTTGATACCACAGGGTCTGAAAATACTTTTGGATAAAATTTTGATAATACATCTTTAGATGGAGAAGTTAAGAAGTTCAATACAGGCGGAACATCTGCATTAGCGCCTGCATTTGGAATGATCCAATTCAAAGCTTTGTCAAACATCGAAGGAGGTGCTAATTTATTAAAATCTTGACCATTTTGTTGTAATACCCATTCAGCACCAAGTCTCTGAGCTTCTGTCATAGGCTTCCCAGATCTAACATACTGCATAAGATTATTTAATTGGCTTTGAGCCATCTTTGCGTCAAAATCTGATAAACCAATTTTAGAATCATTTGGAAAATATCCAGTATTTAAAGGCTGGTTAGTAAGATTCTTTAGAGTAAACTGCTTCCCAATTGAACTACTAAAATCGCCGGCTAGCTCATCTACGCCAAAAGGAAAACTGTTAACAGGAATATTAGGCAATGCTGCCATTACATCCGGAATACTGTTGACAGCGATAGATTGAGCATACCCATCTGCAGTTAAACTTTTATAATAGTCTTGCATTGTAATTGCAACATCAACACCTGACTTATAAATCTTACTTGCAAGATCTGCTATTAGTTGACTGCCATCTGTACCAAACTTTTTAATACCAGCAGGAGTTAAATTCTTAGTGATTGTATCCATTATACTGGTATTTGGCTTATTAGTACCAAATTTTGATAAATCAATTTTGACAGCTTTTGAGTAATCTACTAAATCTGATGTTTTAGGTTGCATCCAATCACTGACTTTAGATTTTCCAGTAGCTACATTTGAAATCAATTTAGCTGTTAAACGGTTGGTGGTGTCTTCTGATACCTTTATTTTTGGTAATTCCCACTTGCCTGCTTTATTCAACTCTAACATAGGCTTATCTGTAGGAATTCTCTCTGTTACGAGATCACCTGCAGCACTAGTAAGGCCTAAGACAGTCTCACGCATCTTTGTACCATTTGCTACAGCTTCTTCAGTGTAATTGTACATTCCACTGTTTTTCTCTAATGCCCAACTACCTGTACCTAGTTGGCCGTCTTTAAGCAAACTGGCCATAACATTAGAAGGAATTTGGAACCCATTTAAGCCTACAGCACTTTTAGTAGATCCCGCAACAACTTTACTTAGAATATTAGAATCGACTAATCCTTGGTGAATTGCTTTGATATCATCATCTGAATATGGAGATCCATCTGCTTTCAAAGGTAACTCAAAAGCTTTTTCTGTAGCTTCTAATATTTTTTGAACTTGAGCGTTAGGCTTAGGTTGTACTGCTGTGCCTAAATAATTATTAGAAGCGTCAGGATGGTATGTATTGATTAAATCTAAAGCCTTTTGTCCGAAATAATCTTCCCAATAGTTTATAGAAGAATGACCAGATACACTTGAAGTTTTTGCAAGTTCTTTTTCATAATGAGTTGAACCTTTGGTGTTTTGCCAGAAAACTGCTGCATCTGCTAACGGATTTTCACTTTTTGCTAATAATTCAGAATATTGCTTATTTTGTAATCCTATTTTAGCTAATGCAGTGGCATTATTCATACCAGCTGGCCATACATATCCATCAATGCTGTCATTCAAATTGAATAATGATGATGCACCTGTTCCTGCAAAAATGCCTAATGTACCTAAATTTGGTTTAAACTTTTTAAGCGTATTTTGGGATTCTTCATTATACGCACTTATCACAGGAAAGGAAGCTTCTCTGACAGCATCCATTTGTGCAACTGTTGTGTTATCAAAGAATTGTGTATTCCCTAAATAGCCTGAATTTTCAATTAACTTATTTACTTCTGATTGAGTTCTCCAAGGTCCTAAAGAACCTTTGGCAGGTTCAAAAGCTTTAGTTTTAGGATTTTGATTGAATACACGCAGTAAACCTTTACCTGTTTGCTTATCAGCAATAGAATCAAATCGTCTAAGGTTTAAATAGTTATGCGCTCTAATTGCAGCCATATCTTCTACTGACATAGAAGGATCATTAGGCAACAGAATACCTGTACCAAACCAATTACTATCATCATTTAAGAGATTAGGAACTTGTCTAGCGCCATTATCACTTAATATGAACTTAGTAGTCATATCAGTAGGTTTTATATCCGAGTATCCGATAGCTTCGCCTTGCTTTCCAAAAGTATACCTTAACTGCTCCATAGTATACTGAGATGTGCCAGCTATAGGCGTTTCAGAAATATCAGGAGTCCAATCAGACATTTCTCCAGTATTATCCCAAGAGTATTTCCCTAGCGCTGTCCTAACTAATTGGCCTGCACCACTAATGCCCTTCATCATTAATTTATTGAAAGCAGCTATATTATAACTCTTACCATTATAAGCAACAGAAGAATTTGAAGGCAATCCTGATGTAAATGCAGAACCTAATGAATCCATTATAGGCGCATATTCAGATTTCCAGTAATGTCCTGTTGGATTTCCAGCAGCATCATAGGTCTTTAGTTTACCAATTGCATCAAAGAAACCTTTGTTACTAGTCGTAGAATATTTTCCAGTTTCAATACCTTTCGCATAATCACCTAGATTAACACCTTCTGGCATTCCTTTCCCAAAAGTACCAGCTCTAATTTGATTCAGTACATCAGCATACTCAGCAGTTTGCTTAGCAGGAATAATATACTCACCATTCGAAATTCTAATAACATTAGAATCAGAGGTACCTGTCCCTGAGCCTTGGAATATACCACCACCTATTTTTGCATCAGCGTTAGGCGTACCTGTTACACCACCTGTTTTAAAGATACTTGAAATAAATTTACTAAAATCTAATTTATCTAAGCTTTTAAACCCAGCTGCAACCCAATCCCACACAGCGCCACCGACAACTTTAGCTTGGTTCACCCAACTACTAGGTTCGAAAGCTGGCATCTCAAAGTCTCTAAACCACTGGGTTAGGCTATCGCCTACTGTAGTGCCCATGTCGACAACACCACCCCATGTGAATGTGGCTAAATCTTTAATTTTACTTCCTACCGTTGCCGAAAGATCTGTAGCTGTTGACCACAACCAATTACCTTTTGTGGTGACAAAACTTGTAAGAGCTGTCCCAATATCCACAGCATTTGTCCAAACCCAATTAGCACCTTTGGCTAAGAATGCTTTAATATTCGCGCCAACATCTATTGCCTTTGCCCATGCCCAGTTTGCAGACTTATCAATAAACGCAGTAATACCCGCACCAAGGTCTGTTGCTGTTGTCCATGTCCAATTTGCAGCTTTGCTAAGATAAGTTTTTAAGCTTGTTCCAATGTCTGCAGTACCGTTCCAGATTATTTTACTTGTATCTGAGATGACCGCAGCAGTGCTGCTGACAACCTGCTTACCTACATCCAAAGTCCCAGTTATAAAGCTACCGGCCTTTGTTGTAAACCATGAACCAAGACTGCTGGAAATATCTGCAATACCTGACCATGTTATATTAGCCGCAGTGCCTAGCCAGCTTGTAACACTTTTACTTATATCTACAGTACTAGTCCATGCCCATTTTGCAATAGTTGGAACAGCCTTACTAACGCTATCACCTATATCTACTGCTGTTGACCATAACCAATTTCCTGCAGTTTTAAGATATGTACCTACACTTACAGAAATATCTGCACCTGTATTCCAAACCCAATTACCTGCTTTCGATAAATAAGTTTTGAGACTTTCCCCTATCTCTGCAGCTCCAGACCAAACGATATTAGATGCAGTGCCTAGCCATGTTTTTAAATTGGCGCTAATATCAACAATTCCTGACCATGCAATTTTCCCAGTTTCAGCTAACGTTGAACCGACTGTATTTACAACTTGTGAACCGACATCTAAAGTACCAGTAATAAAACTACCGGCCTTTGTTGTAAACCACGCACTAAGGCTTGTAGAAATATCAGCAAGACCTGACCATGTAATATTGGCAGCAGTTCCTAACCAGTCGGTGACACTTTTACTTACATCTACAGCTTTTGTCCATGTCCAATTACCTGCAGTACCTATCCAAGTACCAATGCTTGAACTAACATCTGCAATACCTGACCATGTTATATTTGCTGTCTCTTTTAACCATGCTGTAAGACTTGAGCTGATATCTACAATACCTGACCATGCGACTTTTCCAGTCTCAGCTAGTGTTGCTCCTGTATCAGTTAACACTTGCCCAGCATTTGTAAAGAGAGTTGATGCATTAGTACTGATCCAGCTCCCTAGTTTTGTTCCAATATCTACGGTGCCTGTCCAAAACTTGCTACTTGTTGTGTCTATCCAGTCACCGATTTTTGTACCTACTGCTACTGTCCCTGTCCAAAAGTCAGAAGCTTTTGTGGTAATCCAATCTCCAGCTTTCGTACCTAAAGCTACAGTACCTCCCCAAAAGTTATTGGCACTTGTACCTATCCAATCCCCAACTTTTGTACCTAATGCTACAGTACCTGTCCAGAATTTACTAGTGGTTGTACCTATCCAATCTCCAGCTTTCGTACCTAAATCTATAGAGCCTTTCCAAAAGTTATTTGCGGCTGTTTCTATCCAAGTTTTTGCGCTGTCAGCCAAATCAATAGCACTTGTCCACGCCCATGTGATTCCTTTACCAATATCGGCACCAAGATTTACAGTACCTTTCCAAAGCGTTGCAGCGTTTGTAGTGACCCAAGTACCAATACTGGCGCTAATATCTACAGCAGTATTCCATGCCCATTTAGCATTATCTGTAAAGAACCCGCCAACCTTAGCGCCAACATCTACAATACCGGTCCATGCCCATTTAGTGGTGTCTGTAAAGAAATTCCCAACCTTCTTACCGACATCTATAATACCATCCCATGCCCATTTAGTGGTGTCTGTAAAGAAATTCCCAACCTTTTTGCCAACATCTACAATACCGGTCCATACCCATTTAGTGGTGTCTGTAAAGAAATCCCCAACCTTCTTACCAACATCGATAACACCGTCCCATACTAATTTTGCATTTTTCGAAATAGAGTCTCCAAGTGCAGCACCAACATCAATAATGCCACTCCATGCCCATTTAGTGGTGTCTAAAAAGAAATCTCCAACCTTCTTACCGACATCTATAATGCCACTCCATGCCCACTTTCCAGTATCCGCAAAGAATGTACCGACCTTTTTACCGACATCTACAATACCATCCCATGCCCATTTAGTGGTATCTGAGAAGAAATCTCCAACCTTAGAGCCGACATCTACAAGATTAGTCCATGCCCACTTTCTAGCGTCTGCAAAGAATGTACCAACTTTCGATCCAACATCAATTAAGCTATTCCATGCCCATTTAGCACTGTCTGTAAAGAATGCACCGACTTTAGTACTTACGTCAATTAAACCATTCCATGCCCACTTTCCTGCGTTTGCAAAGAATGCACCGACTTTAGTACTTACGTCAACAAGACCGCTCCATGCCCATTTAGTGGTATCTGAGAAGAAATCTTCAACCTTAGAACCGACATCAACGATACCATTCCAAGCCCACTTTGCATTCTTCGAAATGAAATCTCCAATTGCAGTACTAACATCAACGATGCCATTCCATGCCCATTTAGCACTGTCCGAAAAGAATGTACCGACTTTAGAGCCAACATCAATAAGACCGTTCCATGCCCATTTCCCGGTATCTGAAAAGAATTTAAGAACTTGCTTACCGACATCAACACCAACACCAGTTAAAGATGTAACAGGGGTACTACCGCCTGCGGCTGCAGCTAACTTATCCCAAAGACTTGACCCTTTAGCTGCTGAATCAGATAAATCAGTTGCTGACTTATTTAATTTAAATGCAGAAGTATCTAGAATTTCGGTATCAATAGTTACATTGGTTTGAGTAGGTTTTTCTAAGACAGGGATATTAGAGAATAAAGGACTTCTTGTTTCTGCATTAGCAATCTTATTTACCATACCACCTAATGCAAACTTAGGAAGTTTATCATTATTAATAGCATTAATCAAATTACCATATTTAGCAGTTGATTTAGCATTTATAACAAATTCACCATTGGATAATTTAGCCATTATCGAATCAGATGTACCAGTTCCCGGGCCTACTATCGGACCGCCCTCTGCAAAGCCAAAGAAATTACCAACATCATTTTTAAAGAAACTGCCGACACTCTTAGAGAAATTACTAGTTGCAGCAGAAGCAGTAGTAACTCCTGGAATAGAATTAATACCCTTATCAAACATCTTAAAGATGCCTTCACCAAGGCCTGATGCCATGTTTTCAACAGCACCGCCTTTACCAAAGCCTAATGAATTAGTTACACCAGTAGAAAAAGAGTTAATAGTAGAGTCGATTAAATTTTGTTTGAGTTTAGAAGCAAAGGTTTGGAATGCATTTTGTCCACTATCTTTTTCGCCACGTAACAACCCTTTAAATGCGTCTGTAAAGCCAGTAGTTAATGTGCTAGAAAAGGCCTTTCCAGCGTCTCTTGCTGCTCTAATACTAGCCGCTGCAACTTCTGACTTGTCCCCCATATCCTTGATATCATCGCCAAGACTAAGAATTTTACCTGCTGTATCAACAGTTGATTTACCTGCTTTTGCGTCAACAGCCATTTGATATTCTAAATCAGCTTGTTGATGGACTAATATGCCTGTTTTAACCTTATCTTCTTCTGTCATAAGATCAATATTTTCAGCGCTTAATCCGCTATATTCTCTAAGGAATGCTGTAATATTTCCTGTAGAAGCTTTACGGAATGCATCCATTTCTTTTAAGGTAGTAGGCATTGTGTTTGCAGCCAGACCTTTATTAGTACCTTCGACACCTGCAGATGCATTTAGTCTATCTTGGAGAAACTGCTCAGTAGGTTTACCAGCTTTAATTGCAGCATCTATATCAGCTTTTAATTGATTAATTTTACCGGCAACAGTTAATGCATAATTCTTAAGCTCAGTATTCATACCTAAGAATGCGTCTTCAGTAAAGCCAGCTTCAGTTATTAAAGTCTTTTGTGTTTCACGACCTAATGCGCCACCTGCTTTAACTAAATCAGCATTAGCAGTGTTTAATGTTTCTTGATTATTAGCCGCTATCTTATATGTTTCAATCCATAATTGAAACGCAGAAGCCATTTCATCTTTTACTGTATTAGCTTTTAATGCAACAGTATTTAATGTTCCATCAACTTTAGTTACTGGGGCAGATGTATCAGCAACAGGAGCGCCCTTAAGATACCCATACACATCCCTAAATCTGGAAATTTGATTTTGGGTCTCTGTATTATTATAGCTATTGCCAAAGCCTACATTATAACCGCCTGCAGTCATTGCAAGATCTTCGTTATTTCTTTTCAATCCTGACTTATAGTATTTAGCACCTGCAAATATATTTTCACGAGCATCTGTATAGTCATTAAGCTTATGCCATCTAGGCACTAATTGCATAACACCAATAGCACCTTTATCACTTACAGCATCTTTCTTTAATCTGCTTTCAACAATTCCTAATGCTTTTAAAGCTATCCAATCAACATTGTATTTAGTTGCCGCTTCTTTGAAGATTGCATCATATGTTGAATTATTTAGTTCTTTGGCACTGAATCCTTCTGGGACTGCCATGCTTGACGCTTTTGGCATCGGTGCCAGCTCTGACTGCGGAATAGCTGTTTGTGGGGACTCTGCGGTACCGCCTGTGGCCGGCTTTCCTGCAATTAGGTCAGTGACAGCCCCACGAAATTCTGAGGCACCTGACTTGATATCTGCGCCAGCTGTGAGAAGCATTTCAGAGAAACTTTGAGGTGGTGTCAATTTGCCAGCAATGTTTAAATTAGCAAACTCTTTACCAAATCGCGATTCCATTCCAGATAGGATATCCTTAATCGGCATACCACCTTTAAGTTTATCTGTTGCAAAATTATACATTTCACCTGACATAGAGTCCATCTTTTGCAATGCTTCAGCAAAATAAATTGTATCTGCACGATTCTTAAGCTCTACCTTTTGTGTAGTTGGTAATGCAGCATATTGAGATGCATTGATATTTAAATCAGGTAATCCCGATTTGATTTTCTCAAATGAAGAAGTAAACCCGTCTGTTATAGTCTCCTTAAGGCGCGTCTTCATATCTACGAAGAAACCTAAGAATGACGTATGAGATTTTAGATTTTCAAAGCTAGTTGCAAGTGCTTCAGTTGAAGAAGTCATATCAGACTCTTTCATAGCTTCTTCTAATGCAGTTTTATATTGTGTAGCAGTACCTGATAATTGTGCCCATAATTTAGAGGGCAACCCTGCCATCAACGCTGTAGACATATTAGAGCCAAAAACTTCATTTACTGTAGAAGTTTTCGAAGTAAGATCTGCAAAACCTGCTTTGATCTCTTCTCTGCGTTTCTCAGCTTTAGCTAATTCTATGCTAAGTGTTTTAATTTTACCAGTATCATTACCTGCTAGTTTAATATCAGAGTTTAGATTAAAGATTTGCTTATCAACACTATCAATTTCTTTCAACAAGTCTACACTGACTGCCCTAAACTTACGAGGAGCATCTAGCCCAAATTCTGGGAATTGAATCTCTCTGTGCGCTATCGCAGCTTCTGCTCGAGCTAATTCATCTTCATAATTATTTATTAATCCTTGTGGATCTCCACCTGCAATTTTATATTTACCATCTCTAAGATCTTGAATAGCATTCTTAAGTCTAGCAATGTTAGTAGCCGCCTTATCAGCGTCGGCTCTTCCAAAATCTTTAAACACTTGTTGATAGTTAATGCCTGATGTTTCAATATCTTTTAAACCTTGCAAAGCTTTGGCAAATGGATCAGTATCTTGAAATCTTTTAGTATCGGCAGCAAGTTGAACCATCCATAAATCTATATTCTCTAAATCGTATTTTCGCTCTTCAAGACGTTTATTATAATTATCAGCTGCCGTTGCATTTTCTCTTTCAACCTTAATCCATTCAGCAGTATCTTTTAAAAATGGATTAGGTTTATCTTCAGGTTTGGTTAAAGTAGCTTCTATATTTGCCCTAGCTGCTACTACTTTTAATGCAAACCTATTCAACGATTCTGCAGTAACCTTATCATCAATAGGGATAATAAGAGGCTCTTTAAGTGCAGGTGGTAAAAATGAACTCAAATCTCTTGTAGTAGCCTTAGGTAAAAGAGAAAATTTATTAGGCGCCCCTAACATATTTAATGCAGGGATATCATATATTGAAGGCGTTTTGATAAATGCAGGGTTTACAGATTTAAATGGAACTTGCTCAGGAGCATTTACTTCTTTTATATTTAAATCACGAGGAGGACTTTGGACACCTCTTTGCACATTAGTCCTTAAATCATTACCCACAAGCGCACGACTAATTCTTTCAGGTGATGTAGTCATCATCTGCCCGTAAGTAGCCTGCTTGATATCAAGAGTTGCTTTTTCATTTACAAAACGTAATGCTTCTACACCTCTAATTCCAAGCTTCTCTATATTTTTGGCTAAAGCTACTGGACCAATTGTTGCAGTATCAGCTGCCATTTCTTGTGCAAGTTTAGCTTCTCTTTCAACAGCTCTTAATGTAGATAAAGTTGCGTTTCGATCTTTAGTACTGAACGTATGATCGAGATGGTCTTTTAATCTTTTAGCTTCTAACCCTAATTGTTGCAATCTTGAAATTGCAGCATTATTTTCAGATTCAGGTAATATATCATTAGCGGTTATACTTACATTAGCATCTTTTAAATTACCTACTAATGAACTTACAAGATTAGTGTATATTTGTTCATCTGCAAGCGCTTTTGCAATTTCTTTTGCACGTGATACGAATTTGCCTAAGGCATCTACTGATTTTTCAAAATAAGAGATATCAACTTTTAAATCTGGACTGCCTAAAAGATTCTGCATAGACATAGAACTCAGATCTTCATTTATCTTTGTTGTATATTTATATACATCATTACTTGCAACTGCAAGACTCATTTTGAAATTTTCATCAAGACCGGGCAATTCACCTAATTTAACAGCTTCATCCGCCATTGCCTTAAGTTCAAAAATACGTGCTTTTACTGCATCTTGCTCAGGTGTCAAGTACGCAGTACTCATAGTCATTTCACGTGCAGAAATTGTTCCGCTTGCTTTTGAACCTTTCCGCGTAGGTAGAGATAATGAGTCTGCGCCACCAAACACTTCATCAAGACGAGTTGACCGCTCCACTGTAAAATTCTTAAAAAGATCTACAGTTTTCTGCATATTGAACCTAGATGCTCGCATTGCTTCTGCAGCTTTCTTATTTAATACTTCAGCTGCTTTCTCTGCATCTTTTTGTAAAGCTGATTTATCACCAGAACCGCCTTTATCCTCAGCATTCTTTAAAGCTTCCATAGAAGATTTAAATGTTTCTTGAGCCTTGGTGTATCTCTCAAATATCTGAGGATCTTCAATATTAGACTCATCAATTAGCCTTGCATCATACTTAAGAGAAATTCCATATTGAGTAGCAGTGTCAGCTTCACTTTTTAGTAATCCAGTCTTTTTATCTTTTGCTGCTGAATGGATCCCAAGTATCTTTTTAACTTTTTCGTATATATCATCCAAGGCTCCCATTAATGTGCCGTTACTACCCATTAAATACATTGCAAGAATGCCGCCTGTAAGCGCAAATATATTAAAGCCTAAAAATAATCTTGGAATAAATTTTGCAATAGTGATAAAGAATGAAGTAATTTTAGGGATAACCATTGAACTGAACATCATGGCTAATCCAGCGCCAATACCTGCACCTGTTTCTCCACCAATCTTATTTCCTACATAAGCACCTGCCGCCCCTGCTGCAACGAGAGTGGTAGCGGTTGCTCCAGCACCTGCAATACCTTTAGTTAATGCGCCCTTAGCACCTAGCAATGCTCTATTAGGATTTGCCATATAATATTGCATGTAGCTTGCTTGGTTCATTGGCAATCCGCCATAACTTCCCATGCGGTTAAAATCTTTGCGTCTATCTGCTGGAGTCATTCCTGCATATTGCGCTTCAAGATCTTTTTGCAATAATTGCTTCTTTATGGCAGCATTACTAGTATATAAACTTCTATCAACATTAGCAGGAGTCAATCCTTGTGAAATCTTTGTATCTAATACGTTATTAGCAAGTTCTTTTGCTGCATTAAATCTACTACGTTGTACACCAACAACACCTGCTGCAATTGCTGGAATTAATCCACCAAAGAGTGTAGCTGCTACGTCCACGTGAGAACCACCCAGTTCGAAAGAACCCATAAAGGCTTTTCTTCCGCGTTCACCGGCCTTCTTAAACTCGTCAGTACTTTCTAAGAATGGTATACGAAATAAAACTGCAGCGCCAACACTGACTATGGCTGCCCGCCAAGTAGATATAAATTTCAGAGTATTAACCATCAGGGCTAAAGCTTTGGTCATCAATGTTATTCTATTTGTTAGACCAGTAAGGCCTCCCATTGCGCCTGCTACTTCTGCTAACCATAGGGATACAAACTTACCCCCCATTGTTTCTCTTAAAATAGCTGTTGCACGTGCCATTGCATATAATTCAGCTGTATATAGTTTAAGTCTTGGAACAAATTTGTCTGGACTAGTTCTGGCAAGTATTTCACCTTTTTCTTTTACAGTATCAAATACTTTTGTTAAATTAGGAAACTTTTGGAATCCTTGCTGCAATACAGTTCCTGCTCCGCTTGTAATAGGCGCTGAGCTTTCTTGTAAGAATCTAGCAAACCCTCTAACTGCTGTTTGGCCTTTAGTTTCTGGACCTTTACTTGGATTAGGCTCAAAAGCGCTTCTGAACCTATCAAAACGAGATGTTCGTTCTTCTTTATAAGTTCTTTTTCTATTTCTAAGATCTGCAGCAACTGCTTCTGCCATAGTTCTATCGGACATGCCTTGTTTTAATTCAGAGCTATATTTACTGATATTAGCGCCTAAGTTCTTGACTATACTACTACCACCGATCTTACTTGCTAGCTTATCTAGAATAGGAGATGCTTGACGCATCGTATCCCACAACGCACTTACATAGAGACCTGTATAAGACTTCATGTTTAAGCCAACAGACTTTAATCCTGATGTAGCTGCAATACCTTGAAATGCAAGTAATTGATTACCTAAAGCTGCTAATGCTGCTCTAAATAATGTAATAGGGCTTAATGCTAATTGCAAATTAATCAGAGGTTTATATAGAGCTGTTAACGCCCCAGCTAGTAGTGCAATACCGCCAATAGCTACTTGGCTAGGTGTGAGACTGTCCCACATGCCTTTTAAACTTGTTGGTAAGATATCTGAAATATTTTGAATAAGATTTTTAAGACCATTAGTAATAGATAGTGATAATCTGTCATATCCGTATCCTACTTCATCTGCAATCTTTTGTAATACAGTATGGCCTGTACCACGACCTGTCATTTCTCTGAAACTAGGAACAGGAATTCTATGATACGGTTTTACAGTTTCAGCACGAGGTTTGTTTATTAAGTCTGTAGGTGGCCCTTGTGGAGCTTCTTGAATACCTCTGTAAAATGTCTCACCATTCAATGAAGGTGTCATTGTATCAGCGCTTGACATATTAGAAAATGTTAATGCACCAAGTGCTGCTACAGCTAACATAATCCATTTTACAATAGGATGCCCAAACGCGGATGCAAGAAGTGGTGATACCGCTGCAAATCTTGTTGTTGCATAGTTATAGGCACTTTCAATAGAATTATAAAAAGCTCCTAATGAAGTTGCGGGTATTCCTGTTGGTCCAAAAAGTAATCTAGAAAAGAATGTTCCCGTACCAGTGCCAGTAAATGCAGAAGCAAAACGTTCTCTCATACCTGCAAATAAATTAGCAAGTATAGAAGGATCTCTTACCATGCTGCCTAGCATTCCAAACATTCTTACAAGATTGCCTCTTATAGTACCCTCTGGAAATAGCATAGATAATTCGCGCATTACCGGATATATAATTTTAGATCTAATTGCATCAATACCGCTTGGCCCCATTAACGCTAATGCAATTAAACCGCCTTGCATATATGCATGCCCTAAAGGACTATCATAGAATACTTGATCAAACATCCCTAATTGATCAGCAACCAATGCGACCATTGCACTAGAACTTACTACATTGCCTGAACTAAAGAATGAGGATGACGCACGACTCATTGCAGTTTGTGGTCTAGACTGGTATCCAACTCCAGGAGGTAATGGTGGCCCCATTCCTACGTGTGCAGGGTTAGTCATTAAACGTGTCATATTGTGGCCAGCAACAGCAGTATTTGCCATTGTTCCACCAAAGAATGAACCAATAGAGCCTGTTACTTTGAATATTCTAGAAATTTGCTTTTCAAATATTCCTAATGTAGATAACATTTTAAGAGCGGGTCCGCCAAATAGTAATGCACCAATCAAGCCACCAGCTGTACTAAACTGAAATAGATCCAGTATCCCATATACCATGCTCGCAACAGTACCTACAATTGGGATACTCTTCAAGAAGCCTTCAACAGCACCGCCAATGAATCCTAACAGATTAGATATAATTGCAGGCAAGTCCGCTAATATTCCTAATAAAACTGTTCCAGCTACTTTGCCTGCCACTTTGCCAGCTTCTACAGAGAAGCTAACACCAAATCTTACATCAGCAAATACGTTAGCAAATGCTAGCCCTGCAGCAATAGCGGCTCTTAAGAATAAGCCACCAAGCATAGAAGTAATTCTATTTTCTGGCAGTAATAGCGATACAAAAGCTAATCCAAAAACATTAGCAAAAGCTGTTAATGAATGTTTTAATTCTTCTGGCAACCCATCAAATAAGTTTTTAGCAAAGTCTTTAGCTATTTCAATAGATTTTCTAAAATTGCCTGTTGAGATGCTGATTACAAAATCACTACGTAAGGTATCTGCGACTATGCTTCTAATTTTTCTAAAGCTACTTACAACACCGTCACCAATACTTGACAATACATTTGCAGCCATTGGTGAAATAGTTTTAACAGCTTCCAACATTTTCTGGAGATTGCTAGAAATATCTACTGTAGAAATTCTTTTAAATATGCTTATAACAACTTCATAAATTGCTTGGAATACACGAATAGTATTTCCTGCAAATTGTTTCAAACCACCGTCAGTATTATTTTTAAGACTTCTAACTGTACTGATTATTGAATCAATGGTATCTGTCCACCATGAATTACCGATAACAGCATCATATATTTTAAAGAATACTTCTATTACATTTTCACCAAATTTAGAAATAGCGCCAAAGGCCTTTTCTAATTTATTGGTTTGATTCTCAATACCGTCAAATAATTTATTTATACTCTTAGCTAAATCTTTTGCGCTGAAGCTTATATTAGTTGAACTCTCAAGATCTTTTAGTTTACCACGAATTCCTTTGATAAAGTTTCCAAAAAGTTTTTCAATGAATCTAAGACCTTGAAGAAGTCTATTGTAAACGCCAGCTGTGTCAAAAGCTTCATTAATAGAGCTTAAAGTACTTTTAATTGTAACAAATGCTTGGTATAGAGTCTTAGCTAATACTTTTAGGATTGTACCAGTGCCTTGCAAACTCTTAAATACTTTACCAATATTCTTAGCAAAAGTGTCACTCTCAAATTTAATTACTAATTCATTTTGTAAAGATCTAAAGTAACTCTTAATTCCAGCTAAAGCTTTATTGGTGTCTTGTGTTACACCGCTAAACATTTTTGCAAACTTAGTTGTTACACCAAATTTATTAAATGCTTTTTGAATCTTATCAAATACTATAATTGATTTGTTATAAAATTCGTCTAATTGTATAACAACAATATTAAATACTTTTCTAAAAGATAACGAAGGGCCTTTCATTTGGAATAGAGAAGCAAAACTATCTCTTAAACGCCCAGTAATAGTTTGTGAACGATTTGTAATGTAATCTAAGAAAGACCAGTCAGTCAATTCTTTTGTTTTATCAGAAAGATAGTTAAAGCCTTCTGATAATTTAGAAGCAATAAAATAGAATATATCATTTAATATTTTAGCAACTTTTCTATTATCAGAGGATCTGGCAATAAAACTGCTAAACAAATCGCTTACTACAAGGCCTTTTGCAATTCTAGAAAACATACTAGAAAGCGCATCAAAAAGATACACTCCCATTCTACCAATAACACGAGGAATTTCTGCACGAAAGTCAAGAATATCTGACATATATGTTTTTAAGAGATATCCTGTTTTCTTTGCAATTAAAACTTCCCCAAGCATTTGAGGTAACATTGCAAATACAGATTTTAAATTCTCTTTAAGTACTCTACCGCTTGAAAGCATTCTAGAGCCTAATACACTCAGTTGTGATTTATACACAAGGAAAGTATTTTTAAATGCTGTAATAATCATAGGAGAGTCATCTACAGACCAAATACCCTTACCTACACCTCTTTTACCAAGTGTACGTAATACAGCACCATATGCTTCATATGAGCGTACTGCAGTTTTAATATATGCATCAAAGATATATTTGGCTTCGCCAATCTCTTTCTTAACAAAAGTTGAAATGCCTAATGCGCCAAGTAATAATTTAACTTTTAAGACAATTTTCTCAAAACCAAAAATGATTGGTTCTGCAAAATCTTTCATTCTCTCTTTTATGTTAGTTATTACTCTACCAAAATTGACACCCATTTCAAAAGCATTTTTAGAAACTTCACTTAATGCATGAATAGCATCTGAAAGAAATTCCCCAAAGAAGTCTGATAATCCTAACCCTTTTTCAAATTCAGATGCAATAGACTTAATCATTTCGCCTAATTTACTAACACCCTGCGCCATTGTAGGTTTCATTACAGCAAATTCTTTATTAATTTGCTTAGCTTGATCTAACAAGGCTTTCATTACAACTGCTGTTGTTACTTGTCCTGTGGAGGCTAATTCTCTTAGTTTACCTAAACTCACATCTAAATTATCAGCGATAGCCTTAGCAATACGAGGAGTTTGTTCCATCACTGAATTTAACTCTTCACCGCGTAATGCACCAGCAGATAATCCTTGGTTTAATTGGAATAGTGCAGCATTAGCACTATCAGTAGATGCACCAGACACTGCTACAGCTTTCTGAATAGTTTCAGTAACACCTAGTAAAGTCTCCATAGAGACTCTAGTGTCTTTCATTGCTCTGCCAAAGCCTGTAAATACAGTAGTTGTCGATGCGTATAGCGTTCTTGTACGCAATGCTACATCATTAAGGCTAAGCATCGTTGCTGCAAGTTGTTCAGAACGTCCTACAACATTAGCAATTTGGTTTTCTAAATCTTGAAAATCAGAAGACACTTTAGTGAGTCCTGCAAAGGCTCCGCCAAACGCAACTGCACCAAATGCAGCTTTTAAATTACCAGCAAGACCTACTGCGAGATCATTAATACTTCTTAATGAATCACCAGTTTTATCTAAAGATTTGTTTACTTTTAAATCACTTGATTTATTTAAAAATGAACCAGTAAATGTTTTATCTGTCTTAGTTAACGTATCTTTAAAATTACTAGATTCTTTATTTAATTTACTAATACTTTCTGTAGGCTTTTTACCAATTTCTTTTGATAAAGAACCTTCAGTTAGCGCTTTTTCTATATTATTTGTGTTCTGAGATATCTTGGCCAGAGATCTTGCTAAAGCATCAATACTACCCTGTGCCTTGTCAACTTTAGCCTCGATATCAATTACGATACCTGTCATTTGTTTTCTCCATAAAAAACCCCTCCACTAATACCATAAAGGTAATAATAAAGGGGTGTTATTAATTAGGTGTTACGATAACACCATTCGCGTTAACGTTTCCATTAGCTAACAAAGTTCTCTCAATAAAATGAGAAGGTGCTTGTTTACTTGAGCCAGCATTCAACTCCTCTATATATTCAACTTCATTAACTATTTTTCCATCTTGAAGTTTCCAACCATCACGTGCTCTTCCCGTGTCTACTGGAGTTGCTTCTTTTAACGCTTCTATTAATTTTAAAGATTCACGCTCTAAGATAGTTTTAGATCTTTTTGCTAGTTCGGCTCTAAAATCAAGATTTATTTTTACAGTCATAATTTAAGAGTCTCCCCACCAACTGCTCCAGCTATTTTCTGGAAGAATCCAGAACGTTTAAAGTTACTAGGGCTGAGTGCATTATCTTGTCTATCTTCTGATTTACTATTATAAATTGCATCCAATGAAGAAAACAAATTCCAAGGCTTCTCTTTAACGCCCTGTGCTTGTATTAATTTAGCCGCTCTATCATCTGCCCTCCATTCATATGGCCTACGCTCAAAGTAGTTAAGCCACCCTAAGAATTCATCATAAGGCATTTCATCTACCATTTTATACACAGGCATCTTTAAATGAAAAGCTATTTCATAGATAGGTAAATCATTATCACTTAGTTTTACTTTCCCGCGTCAGAGCCTTGACCTAGGCCTGAATACTTCATAATTTCATTAGATAATTTAGACAATTCATCCATCGGGAAATTATCGAATTCTGAATCATCAAGGTCCGAACCGCCTTCAACAGCAGAACGAATAACAGTCTTTAAGAGTTCTAAACCAGCTGAATCATCTTTTTCGATATTAGCAGCTTTAGACTGAATTTCTAGCACTTCTGCAACAGTAAGCTTAGAAATCTTAACATCACTGTTTAAGAATTTAACTGTTTTGGTCATACGTTGGCCAACTAAGTTTTTGATACCTTTTGCTTCTGACATATTACTTACCTTGATTAATTTTGCGTTCATCTAGTTGTGCTCGCATTTGATGTAAAATTGAAAGTGCTTCGAAAGCTTCAGTCTTCTTGTCTGGAGATAACGAAGCATCTTTTGTTCTTTCGAATGTTTTATTAATACTAATATCGATGCTTTTGAGCATATGTTTGACAGTGATGCCAATAACATACTCCAAGCTGAATGGTTTATCCTGAGCCATTTTTATTCCTAATGTTATATAAAGCAAGGGAGCGCTAACTCCCTTGCATAATTAATATCGCTTACGCGGCAGCGCCTACAGTGTATGCACCGCGAATATCAGATTGTACTGTGATTGTCAATTTAGCAGACAATGCATCAGTCAAACTTGGAGTTACTTCTAACGCTTCAAATTTACCTAAGAAGTAGTAAGAAGAGTTACCTACTGAACCAATAGAGTTGTCATCACCGGTAGCGTTAGCAACTGATAAGTAACCTTCTGGTTCTAATGCTAATAAAGAGAATCTGAATAGATAAATATTACCATCATTAATATATATTTTTGATTTAGCAAAGGTACCAGCAGTAGCGCCTTCAATAGATAAAAATGAATCAGCCCATAAGCCTGGAACATAGTTCAAGGTGATTTCCATTGTAGGAGAGTCTGCTTGACCTTGAATTTGTTTAGAAGTTTTAGCACCATATTCAGGTACTTTAACGACGTTAGCTGGTGTACCAATAGCTGGAAATTCTTTGATGTGCGTAATGCGAATAAATTGACCTGCAGCAGGTGTACCAACATCAGTAGGTCCGGCTTCTGTGGCAAAATGTGTAACTGGGCCATCAACAATAGCTGTAAGGTTTGCGGTAGTTTTTGCCATAGAACTCACAGACAAATCTGTGAACATTGCAGCGCCAATAGAAGAAATGTGTGCCATTTTTTAATTCCTTTAAATTTAAGTAGAACTTCCGAAGAAGTTGAAAGTAATTGTGTAGGTACTTTTGTGAATAACTGGTAAAGCTTTATCAGGGCCTACATGCGTAAGACTGCTTATACCAAATTGTGTAACGCCAGAACCTGTAGTCTTAGATTTGTTTACTAAGTATTTATCTAAGACATCTGCTATTACCATAGCACGTCTTGTGCCAGAGCCTGCAGCTATAAAAATATCAATTATGAGAATGCCTGCTAATGAGTATCTATTTATAGGTTTTCCACTAGGTATCACTGATACACGAATAAATTCATCATTAGTAGTATTCATAACTACAAAATTTGTCGGGAATGTTTTTATATTTTCAGCTTTCCATCCATTAGACGAAAATACTGAGTAAACGTCTTTTTCTAATAATTCATATTTGCCCATAATTATACCTCATGATAAAGTTCAACAACTGAAATATGATTGTTTGAAGTAATCACATTACCAAGATGCCATTTATCACTACCTATATACACATGGTCTGTCATCGAAAACGGCCCAACTTCTTTTGTTTTAAACATAATAGTCATCGTTTTCGCTTCTGTAGTTTTAGACGTTTTTGTAATAATTATTTTTGTCGTTATTGAAGGTATAGTCGTATCATTAACTTCACCAGTGCTAAAGTCAAATTCAGAATTAACTGTTTTTGTAAACACTGCTTCAATAGCCAAGTCCTTAGCTGCATTAAATGCTTTATTTAGCTGGACACCAATTAATGAATTATAAGCCATTAATTAGCCCTCCACCATGTTCTCTTACCACTATTCCGGAGTAATGGTTTGATGAGTGTCTTTGCAACCATGGGGATTTTATCCGCAGGTCTAATCACACTAAGTTTAATGCCACTAAGTTCTAAATCTTTAATTAAGCCTGTATTGTCTAAGAGTCCGTCATTATTTAATAAATGATAAGCTAACTCATAAGTAGCTTTAATGACTCTTTGATCAACAACAGTAGAAACTAAAGAAACAAGTATACCAAGCTTAGGATCAAAATATTCACCATCTTTACGGGGATGAGCAAGTGACTGAGCTGAATCTGTAGCTACTCCGATCCAATCCAATTCATCCAACATAAAAGTAGCAGTGCATAGGGCTTGTTCTTTCTGAAGAGCAGGAGCATCAGTCCATGCCGCTACATCTAGTCTGTTCTCAAAATAAGTACTGGCCTCAGTTACGGTAGCATTTGAATTAACACCTTTAACTAGTGCCATAACCTACTCCTTAAGAATGGAATACAGGTAAGATACCTAATGATAATGCAGAAGCTGTTTTACGTGTCCATGTACCACGTGCGTTAGCAATAGTACCAGTTGCAGTCAATGCTTTAGAAGTACCGCTTTCAACAACACCCATGTAATTTGCATCAGATGGGAATTCAGTTTTAGCACCATTCCAATCGTAACCAGCAGGAGATAATACATAACCCCAACGATTCCAAATAGAAGTTGTACCACCACCTTTGTATTTGTTAGCGTCACGGTAAACTTCAACTGAATCAGGAACCGTCAACTGTTCCATTGCAATCGCACCTGGCAATACAATGAATGAAGTTTTCTTATTAGCAGCAAAAGTAGTTGCAGCACCAACGCCAGCACCAGTACGTAACATTGTTAATTCAGCAGCAGAAAGCGACTGAGCAGCACGTGTAGTGATTAGACGGAATTTACCATTGAAGATTGTGTTAAAGTTAATGTTACCATCAACAATAGTTGTTTCATCGACAAAGTTAGCTGAACGAAATGAAGCCATAGTTTCAGGAGATACAATTAAGTACGCCCATTCTGGTTCATAATCTTTAAATGCCATACCAAATGCATTTAAGAAACCTTCAGCACGTGAAGCACCTTGATATGCATAGTTAGTAACCGCACCAGGAGCCACACCATTAGCAGTAACGATTTTCTCAGAACCAAGATCTACGTAGAAACCATATTTCTTATCTGTAGGATCGTTAGAGAATGTTTGACCGCCAAGACCGGTTGAACCTGAACCTGTAGCAGCACCGTTTAATGCTTCAGCTACAGCAACACCTTTCAATACAGAAAGAATAGCATTGTGTTCGTCTTGAGCGCGGGTTTCACCGAAGTCACGACCAATTTTAGCTAAGCCGTCTTGTTGTGTAACAATTTGTTGCATGTTAACTTTTTCGGCACCGTGTGTACGCACAGTTTTAATATATGTGCTGTAGTCAGTGTCGTAATTGGTTTTGACGCCGTCTGCAGATTCAGTTAATGACGCAACGTTAATAGTTGGGTTTAACGGTTTCATCCAACGCATTTGACCAATAAAGGTTTCTGTGCTAGTATCAATTTGTGGATTAGAAGAAGTAATACCTGTGCCAGATAATTTTCTTGCATTGGTATAAGCTTCATCGCTGTAAGCACCAATTGCTTCTTGTAATACATAGTTATTTGTTAAGCCAGCCTGCATACCTGTAGGCAAGGTACTTGTTGTAACGCCCATTTTAATTTTCCTTAAAGTATTTATTTCCTGCGAAGTGATCCTTCAGCAGCACGTTTAAGCACTTCATCTTGTGATAACTGGAATAAAGATTTATTCGAAGTATCTTGAGAAGTACTGCTAGAACTTGTCTGACCGGCCCCTGTCGAAACTTTTGGTTTGAATAAGAAAGAATTGTTATCGTCTTCAGAAAATTGTTTTATAAAGGTTCTTAGATCAGTTCCTGATTTATGCACCCATACTCCATTTTCATTTTGTACAAGTTGCGATGCCACATCCATATATGCCATATCCGCAGCTTTATCACTTCTAAACGTATATCCACTAAGAACAGATTTTACTTCTAAATCCCTAGCGAGTTCTATGTTACGTTTTGTTATCGTTTCCAATTTAGCATTGGCTTCCGCTAACTGAAGTTCATAAACTTCTTTATGTTTTCCTTCTTCTTGAAGTCTTTTTATTTCAGCTTCTTTCTCTTTTTGTTCATACTCAGCAGCTTTCTTTAACGCATTGTCTCTTTCGCTGTACGCTTTATCGAGTTTTTCTTTGATTGGTTTAAGAGCTTCTTGGATCTTCGTGTCCATATCATCCACAGGAGAATTGGTAGCAGTAGTATCCGGAGTAATATTATCAGTTTCTTTTTCTTCGACATTTTCGGTCATTTTATGTTTCCTTTGAGTACAACTCAGTGTTATAAAGTGAATACAATTCACCCTATAGGATATTTGTTTTTAGTATTTAGGGTTAATTTAACGGGTTCTATAATCCCTTAAGATAATTATCTATTAGTATATTTCTAAGGGATAGATAATAGACTGATTAACTAAAGGGATTAAATAAAGGGGGACCGCTTTAGGGTTAATTTAACGGGGTCTCTGTAAAGAACCTGTGCATTATCATTTATGTTTAGCCCCGCATACCGTACATGTAAATCCTTTCTTCTGATCTGGATTCATCACTCTCATTCCATTACCATGAAGTTTATCCTGATTAGGATGTTGGCATGTACATCTTTTAATTTCTGCGTTCATATTTTAGCCTATACCGTAAAATCCCCAATCATCCTCAAATTTAGTAGGATCAGGAATATCGCTTAATACATCTTTCTTTGTTAAGATGTCTGCTTCTGTTAATGTTTTACCACCGACAACTGATTTACCAGCAACTGGAATTAATCCTTTATCAATAGCTTCTTCTAAATATTGATCATATAATTCTTTTGGAAAACCTCTAGCTAACATTTCATCTAAAGTAACCTTGACAGGGTTCTTATCTAGTACGTTAGCATATAGCTTTCTTATACCCTTCCGGGCCTCCAGCATATCGGCTGCATTGGCGAAAAACGCATCGTGAATGGTGCTTGTGGCAATCTTATTGTCTCGTCCCCATAAATGGAAATTCTTGACCAACGTAGCATCGTTTGAGTGATTCCCGTTAACGGCATATGCTGTTCGTGCTTTAGTCGCGTCTGCAATGTCATTTATCTTTCCTTCAGCATTTACTACTTGTTCCCACCAAGTGGCTTCTGTTTTCTGTTGCACTTGAACTAAATTATTAACCCAATTACCATCTTTATCTTTATAGACTAATCTTTCTTCAAATGACTGGGTAAAGTTTTGCTCAATAACTTTTCCATCAAAATTAACCCATGGGACATTAGTCCAAGACTTGGGCAGCTTATTAGCATAAAATATTTCAAAACCTTTAGAGATATTTAATTTTTCTATAGGCTCTACTTTAAATACTTTAAATCCAGTTCTACGATCTTTTGGGCCTTTTACACCATAAATAAGATCAGCCAAGGTTCCGTCAGGTTTCCAACCATCAAATCTCTTTAAAAACTTTTCAGACAAAGCTTCTCCAGGCCTTAATCCTAATATTTCACTAACTCTATCAGGTAATACATAACCCTTTTTACGGGTACCTAATATACTAGTAGCGCCTATAGATTTCCAATCTAATGCAGCTTGTGAAGGCTTAGCATTAGTTAAATAATCTTCAGCTAGCCTACCAAAGAATTTAGTAAAATCTTTAAGAATAGGAACCTGCTCACCTAAATGTTCAGACATTAATTTAGCAATAGCTTGGAAGTCTTTTGGAGTGACAACCATATCATATGAACGTGTCATCTTTTCTACTAGGTCTTTAGTAGCTGGATCAAGGAAGTATAATTGTTCCATTATCTCATCACCAGGGTCTAGTCCTTTATTAAAGATGTCTTTTACATTTTCTCTTAATTGCTTAAGTTCTGCAGTTGTTTCAGGATCAAACTTTTCATATCTTGCTGCACGTGCCGATATTTCATTTAATACTTTGTCTCTATCACTAGCTCTAACTACTAATGTAGGTGCAAATGTTTCAGGCTTTTTAGTTACATTAATCAATTCTTCTTGTAATGCTGAACTAAGATCTGCTATAGTCTTTTCTGTGTTTGCAGTAGCAGGTGTAAATCCTGCATCTTCTAAAGCCATTTCAGCAGCTTGTTTATTTGTCTTTAAATTATAAACACTCGCTTCATCTTTAATGATAGTGTCTTCACCAAACCTGTTTGACTTTAAAATACGTTTTTGAGCTTCTAATAATTTAAAGGCTCTTGAATCGGAAGGGACATTTAAAGATTTTAAATGCTCATCTAAAAATTCACCGAGTTCTTCAACAACTTGCATAGCAATATATTTCTTAGTATCGCCTTTTGAGCGCTGTTCAAATTTAGCTTTATTTTCAGCTATCTTTTCTTTAGAAAATTTTTCACCAGTCTTATGATCAAATGTTTTATATGTAGCACGCTCTTTTCTTTCATCTGTTAATTCAATATCAGAAGTATGTAGCCATTTAAACGTATTTTTTAATTCTGCAGGAGACAA